TCATAAAATCATCCATGCTTCCTTCCTGCATATCTGGATTGGCAGCAGTGCGTCTAGCACTCTTTAACATTTCTCTGGCAGTGGTGTTTGCTTTGCCTAACTTCTCAGCCCAGATCATATCTGAGAGGTCTACGTTTTCACCCAAAGATATTTTCTGACAGATACCTTCAAGTTTAAGCCGATACTGCGTAGAAAGCATACTTAAACTATCCTTTGTATTATTTAGAACATATCAGTCCCGATACTCTTGAAGAATATCGAGAACTCGGTTCAACATTTCGTGGGCTCCATTATGCCACTCGGCACCTTTGTACCGTTGATCACCGTTGTAGAGTTCGTTCTTTAATTTAAGAACCCTACAACGCATTACTTCCTTTGTAATAATATTACGTGGCATTAGATTAGAGTTTGAACCCTGCGAAGGTGTCTTTTTCAACATCCTGTTTAATTCCACCAACGACATAACTTTCAACTTCTGTTTCCTGCGGAGCGACCTGAAGACCCTTTGATGAGATCCAGTGTTCTGTCCAGGGGAGAGGGTTGTTTTTGGCAGAGATATCATAGATAGGTTTGAGCCCAATGGCTTTCATACGACGGTTTGCAATCCACTCAACGTATTGAGATAGAAGTTTATCATTCAATCCTATCATAGAACCGTCTTTGAAAAGGTATTCGGCCCAACGTTTTTCTTCGTTCACCGTCTTCTGGAACATCTTGATGATGTTCTCTTCCTCTTCTTTGGCAATCTGTTGCATCTCTACATCATCACCCTCACGCCACTTGTTGAGGATGTTCTGAGTAATGACTAGGTGTTGGTTCTCGTCTCTGGCAATAAGAGAGATGATTTTAGCTGATCCCTCCATAAGCTTAAGTTCACCAAATGCGAACGAACACGCGAAGGAGACATAGAATCTAATTCCTTCCAGGATGTTGACGTTTGCAACGGCTCTATAAAGTTTTCGTTTAAGTTCATATCGTTCTTGCTGTGCGTTAGGAACTCCCTCATTTACAAACTTCCAGGTGTTAGAGTTTCCATATTCCTGTGCAGAATGAATGAAATCGTTATATGCGTTCGTAACACTCTCTGCACGTTCCAGAATCCTCTCATCCTCAATGATGGTATCGAATACCTCTGAGGGGTCTGGATAGACGTTCTTGATGATGTAGGTATAGGAACGTGAGTGAATCATCTCCATAAATTCCCACACTTTCATACAAGCTTCCAGTTCAGGAAGTGAACAGTATGGAGTGAAAGCCATACCAGGCCCACGACCCTGAACAGAGTCCAGCATAATCTGATACTTCAGATTGGAAGTAAAGATGTGTTTCTGTTCAGGGCGAAGATGTTGATAATCCCCACGGTCTTTTTGGAGAGAAACCTCCTCAGGTCTCCAGAAGTATCCGAGTTGTTGTTGAGTCAGTTTCTCAAACACTGGATACTTCGAACCATCATATCGTTGTACTCCCAAAGGTTGACCAAAGAACATTGGTTGTTTCTTTGTGTCAACATCTTTGGTGTTAAAAACTGTCATTCCTTCCACGTATTCTCTCCTTGATTAGATTTTGCAGGACTCACAATCTTCTTCTACGTTACTAAGATCCTCCAGTAGTTTGTTTAGGGTTTCCTTCACATCGACTTCATCAGTCTTAAGGTCATTAGTATTTTGATAGTAAGAGGTCTTCCAACCGTATTTGTATGTAGTCAAAAAGTCTTTTGCCATTACGGATACGGGAACCTCATTGTCGGGATAGTTCTCTGGATTGTACGACCAGTTACCACTGATAGCCTGGTCAAAGAACTTCTGAATCACTGCAACCACATTAATATATCCATCGTTATTTGGCATCTCCCAGAGAAGAGTGTAGTTATTCTTCAAGGAAGTGTACTGCGGAACAATCTGTTTAAGAGGGCCCTTCTTGGACTTCTTAATGGACAGGTAGTCTCTAGGAGGCTCGATTCCGTTTGTGGCATTTGACACAACGGAACTGCTCTCCGATGGCATTTGTGCGGACAGTGTACTGTGTCGGAGACCGTGTTCCAGGATAGATGTTCTAAGAGTCTCCCAATCATAGTTAAGTTCGTTTGGAACAATTTCGTCTACGTCTTTCTTGTAAGTATCGATGGGCAGAATACCATCAGCATACTTGGTGCGATTGAAGTAACCACAGGCACCTTTCTCTTTTGCAAGAGTGTTTGATGATTTCAACAGATAGTATTGGAAGGCTTCGGTCAGATCGTGAACCAGTTTCCAAGAACGAGGATCATTATAGTGTTCACCGTGACGAGCAAGGTAGTGTGCAAGACCGATGTATCCAACACCCAGAGAACGTCTGTTAAGGGTGGAATTACGTGCGGCCTCTACTGGATATCCCTGATAGTCAATCAACTCCTCCAGACCCCTTACAGAGAGGTCACAGAGTTCTTCTAAGTCGTCCAGGTGTTTAATCTTTCCGACGTTGACTGCAGAGAGAATACACAGAGCAATCTCACTATCAGCATCATCAATGTGTTGAAGTGGTTTGGTAGGAAGAGTAATCTCTTGACACAGGTTACTCATACTCACCTTGTCTTTGAAGGAGGAGTGAGAGTTGCAGTGGTCGATGTTCATAATATAAACACGACCAGTCTCAGCACGTTCCTTTAAAAGATTGAGAATGAGTTCTTGAGCTCCGATAGTCTTTCTTGGAACAGACTCATCTCGTTCATAAGCATCGTATAACTCATCAAATCCATCAGTGCCAAAAGCATCATACAAACCAGGAACGTCGTGCGGAGAGAAGAGGGAAATTTCTGAGTTTTGGATGAAACGTTCATAGAACAGTTTACTGATTTGGATTGAATAGTCTAGTTTACGAACACGATTATCTTCAGTTCCTTTGTTGTTCTTCAGGACCAGGATGTCTTCGATTTCTTGGTGCCAGATGGGGAAGTGGACAGTCGCGCTTCCGCCTCTGATGCCATTCTGAGTGCAGCATCGGACAGTGCTCTCAAACTTTTTGAGGAATGGGACAACACCTGTGTGTTGAACTTCTCCCCCTCGGATTTTACTGTTGATGCCACGGATTTTACCTGCGTTGATACCGATTCCCGCCCTTTGTGCAACGTATCGGCCAATAGCCATATCAGAGCTAAAGATAGAATCGAGGGTGTCATCAACATCAACAAGAACACAGCTAGCAAATTGTCGAAGTGGAGTTCGCACTCCCGCCATGATAGGTGTGGGAATGTTGATTTTGTGCTTGCTGATTGCGTTGTAGTATCGTCTGACATAATCGATTCGTTTGTCTTTGGGGTACTTTGCAAAAATAGTCAGAGCAATCATCATATATGCAAACTGGGGAGTCTCATAGACTTTACCAGTACTACGGTCTTGGACGAGATACTTATCTACAACTTGACGAAGACCTGCATAAGTGAACAGATAGTCACGTTCGTGATCAATGAATCGTTCAACCGTAGCAATCTCATCCTCGGTATAATTATCTAGGATTTCTGAATCATAGACACCAGAAGAAACACACTTTTGAATGTGTTCCAGGAACTTTGGAGTCTCGTGCATTCTACCGAACAGGCTCTTACGCAGAGAGAACAGAAGAAGTCGAGCGGCGACAAACTGATAGTTTGGATTATCGAGACTGATTAAGTCACTCGCAGACCGAATAAGAATCTCCTGAATTTCTGCAGTCGTGATGCCATCATAGAACTGGATACCGGACTGCATTTCAACTTGAGAAGCAGAGACACCCGCAAGATCTTTGCAGGATTCTTCTACCATCTTATGCATTTTCTCAAGATCCAATGATTCAATAGAACCATTGCGTTTTTTTACTTTGATACCGTTTGTCATACTTTCTTCCAATCGTTAAACTTGAGTTTTGCCTTTAATCCAGAATAGATATTACATTTTACCATACTTTGAACATCTAAACCAGCAAGAACCATATCGTTCAGGTCTTTCTGTTGTACCTCCTTGGGGAAGATAACTACTGAATGACCACGGTCGATGGCTGAGTCGATTTTCTCAACGATCTGTTTGTTTCTTGGTTCGTTGTCGAAGACGAATACAAACTGATAATTGAGACCGCTAAGGTCAACATCGCTACCGCACATAGCAATAGCATTGGGGATGAAGAGTGAGTCGAAAGGTCCTTCGACAACAAAGACTTGTTCAGTTCCATTTACTTTTTCTAGACCGTATATTTTCTGTTCATCACGAAGCATAATGGTGATGTACCGCATTCGTGATGTTGGGTCAAGTGATCGGCCCTGGTAACCAAACAAATCCCCTCTAGCATCCCTGAGTGGGATGATGATTCGTGCGTCATCATTATTGGTGTCTTTGAAGATCTTCTTATGTGAGTTTGTCCACTCTTTGAAGTTGGGACAGTAGTAGAGACTTTTAAGATGTTCCTCTGAGATACCACGGTCAACAAGATAACGCCTCGCTGGATGCGTAGTATTTAGTGATGAGACTTTATCCAACTCATCACAAATGTCTTTGGTTCTAAACTTGGGTTGTTCAAAATTGAACTTTGGTTCAGGAGTAACAGTTCCCTTACCAGTCATACCTTCAGTATACCTTTCCATCACATATTGATCGTACAGAGGGCGATCTCTGTCCTTTAGAAAGTATGTGAACGAACGGGACATTCCACAGTTGTGACACTTGAAGTTGTAGTCACTCTTGTTCCTGTAGATATACCCTCGGGTCTTGTTCTTGTTTCTTGAAGAGTCTCCACAATACGGGCATCGGAAGTTGTAGAGCCCTTCTCTTACCTTTTTGAACTTCTCTAGACGAGGTGAGATGAGACCGATATATTTGGCGTCAAGATAACTCACGAACAAGGGGTCGAACTTGTTCTATTCTACCAGATGTTTCTGTAGGTGACAACGACTTGAGGTTTATAATTTTCGTATTGACAAGAAACGTAAGAATACCAATGGCTCCAATGGCAGCCCAGACCTTTCTTTCCAAAAAGTTTATTTTGATAAGCAATCCGTTATTGTTGATGTCAATTTTGTCGCGTAACTTATCAAGTTTGTCAAATAGAATTTCGTCGGTTTTTTCCTGTTGGGATATTCTCTCTTCATGAACTGCGAGCATACGAGATACATTCGTATTTACCTCGCTCATCTTTGTTATTGTATCGTCTAGTTTCAAAACTAAACGTTCAAAGTCAATTACTTTTTGTTCTAAAAGAGCAAACTTGACCTCATTTGACATTTTTGATCGACCTCAAGACATTTTTGCCTTTCGCCAGGTCACGATACATTGCAACATATCCCTTTGGATAGTTCTTATATCTTTTCTTTCTTCTATCAACGGTTCCAAGAACAGGATCATATCCAGCGGCAGGCCCAGTCGCAGCTGCGGCGCCAGTGTATCCACCAGCACCTACAGACATAGTTGGTTCTTCCTGAAGGTAATGAACCATCTCAATAATTTTTTCTAACCTGTAGTCCATCAGACCTTGTTAAGTAACTCTAAACAATGTAAATCTACTGGAATATCATTGATTGTAGTCTTTGGATACTCTGGTACTCTCTGTAGAAACATCAAAAATGTTTTTAGGACAGACCAAAGTTCTTTGTCAATCTTATAGAATAACAAAGGAGTGGCTGCATCATCAAAAACATTATACAAACTGATGAAGTGATTTAAAAGAAGATGTGTTTTAAGTTCACCCGTCTTCCGATATCGTTTCAGAAGACGTTTAATATATTTGAACTTCTTTAGATCTTCGTAAAAATCGTCTTGAGTTACAGCCTGAGGGTTTTCATAATGTTTAATAGCAAACATTAAGTAGTTATCATCATTCAACTCATTAAATCTCATACATTATCAGGAGCGACCAGCGTCAGTAGGATAAACAACAGAAGGTGAACTTGTGTCGATACCGGACATTGCAACCAGAACCTCACTCTTAACTCTCAGAGTTCCGTGAGTGTCAATGTAGGTGGTAACACCAACCCATCCTTGGTGACCGAAAGAAGTGTATGCACTTCCAACAGGGCCTGCACTGGAGGTAGAAATACCATATACCAGTGAGTCTACATCAGTTCTCTTCTCACTATAAGTGTAGTCAAGAACACTAGACTTAGGAAGTCTGCTGAAAGTAGCGGAAGTGGTGAAACCAATTGCACTCAGTCCAGCACTTGAACCGATAGTGATTGACTCACTGCTAGCGATAGCAACGATAACTGCATCACCGAAGTAAGTATGACCAGCACCTGTTACTCCTCTACTGCCAATACCGAAACGAATCACATCTCCAGTCTGGGCACAACCAACCAGACCGAAAGAGCTTCCAGTTCCAGTTACCGTGATGTTTCCGTTATCAGCAACAGAGGTTGAAACAGTATATCTGGCCGTAGAAAGACCTGCTACTGAATCTGTATTCGACCAAAGAGCCATGTTTCTTTGCCTATAGAATTCCTTGTATAAAGATATTTATAAAAAAAGGAGACCTTTACTTTTTGGTCTCCTTACGCAAAACAACTTTTAGAAAGTGTGTTAGAAGGTCAAGTAACCCATTCTCTTCAAATCTTTTTGTTTTTGCTAACCACTCGGAGGCGGTTAGTAACAGACCTAAAGCAATGGTTACTCCCCAGTTAGTTAAAAAGCAGGTAATCATCCTTCAGCTTGTGGTTTGAAGAGAAGTTCCTTAACAGTAGCAAGGACCATATCGTCAATGCTATTGTCAGTGGATTGTACATACTTTGTCAAAAGATCAATAACAAGATTCTTAACTGCTGGATGTGAAGCAAGTTGAAGTACGATTGGTTTTACAATCGCTACGACTGCGCCCATAATGTCCTCCTGGTTAGAGTATCCTCAGGTATTTAGAAAATTTATTGTGGATTTGCTCTCCTACCAATCTTACCACCTGGTTGTTCTGGGAAACCAAAACCAGGTAAACGGCGGCGCCGGCGGGTATTATTACCACCAGGTGGTTTCACAGTTGTTCCAGTTCCAGGAACAACTGGAACGGGATACTTAAAGATATCTGGAACTTGGACAGGAGCCTTAGTCTTGTCTGGAGTACCAGTTCCACTAGGAGTACCCTTCTTATCTCCACCAGGGGGAGCTACTGGAGGTGCCTTTTTCTTAGTACCAGTGTCATCTTTTTGTGGTGATGGTTGAGTTTCTGGTTCTGCTGGTTTGGCTGGTGCGGGGGCAGGGGCAGGTTTAACTCCTGGTTTTTTGGTTGGTTTGAGTTTCTCGAACTCATCAGGAGTAAGTTGTTTTACTTTACCATCCTTACCCATCACACTGATGGTGGTTCCAGGTTTGATTGGTTTAAGAGCCTCACGTTCTTTACGTTTGACCTCCATTTCCCTACTCAATCTACCGATCTCCTGACCGACTTGAAGTCCGTGCATAACAACACCAACAGGATCTCTTCTGACAACAGCTCTACCAAGTCCAAAGAGGTTTGCAACTGTTCCTGCAGTTCTACCACCAGGAACATTCATATTAACTTTAATCTTATCAACCTTTGGTGGTGTCTGTGGTTTTGATTGTGTAGTCAAGGCACCAGACTTAGTTGATGGAGCTAAAGTACCACCTGGGGATTTGGTTGACTTGGAAGGCAGTGCACCAGCAGCAGGTTTAGCAGGAGGCAATGCACCAGCAAAACTTTGACTCTTTGCAGGAGGCAGTGCTTGTGTTCTTGGAAGTTGACTGGATGGGCCAGTTCTAGGAAGACCTCTTTGTGGTTGTGGTTTCTTGGGGAACTGTTTCCAAGGATCACGCGCAGCACCACTTACAGGTCTGACTCCTTTTACTGCCTTTGCAAGGGCACTCATTCCTTTGACCTTTCTCTCATATTTTGCGATATCAATCGCAGCATCTTGAGCAGCGGCACCTCTAGCACTTGCACCTTTACCAAATGATCTACCGAGACCAGGCAGAGACAATTGACCTTTTGACTTAACCTCACCTTGAACTTTTTTGAGAACCTTTGGGCCCTCTTTCTTTGCCCACTTTTCAACAGAACGAGTCATTCTGCTCTGAACTTCTTTCCCCTTCCTAGCCTGTTTCTGAATTTGGGTAAGAACTTCAGAACCTGCCTGTCTGATCTGTTTACCGACAGCAGATCTTCTTGCTTGTGCTTGTTTTTCTACGGCTCTTCTAGCAGAAGCCTTGAGTGATCTCTTTCTACCGGTAGTGAGTTCAGCACCACTGCCAGGTTGTGATCTCAGTGGGTTTTGGCCAACACCAGGAGACTTTGCATACTTTCTCAGAATATCAGCTTCTGCCTTACTGATAGGAGTAGCACCCTTGTATGGGCCTTTGGTGAGGGTTTGACCTCTTAAAGATTTGGTCTGACCAGCACCAGGTTTTCCACCAGCACCACTCTTGTCATCTGCAGCTTTACCCGCGATGTCAATATCGAACTGTTGTGCCTGTTTTCCCGAAACGGGTTCATTAGTCTTGTACTTATCGGCTCTACTAGTCTTCAGAAGCCTTTTCAGTTTTGCCAGTGGATCTTCATCTGTCTTGATTTCTTTCTTCTTAACAGATCTTTTACCAGTTCCAGGCAAACTAGGTTGAACAACTCTGGGTTCTTCTACCAATACACCACCAAAAGCCTCAGCAATCAGAGAGAGATCTAACTCCTCTCTGTTCAACATCTGTTTGTGTTTCTTGCTTACAACTTCTTTGGTTGTTGGAGCTTCATCATCATCCTTAGGGGGCATCACCACGCAATGTGGTGACTTAGGTGACGCCCCTCCTACTTTTTTGCTTCGTCGAAGTAGTTCAGATCAGTTCTCCAGCTGGAGAAACCTTCCTTCATTCTTCTCTTAGCGATAGCCTTCTTGACTGCACCACGACGCTTGAGAAGATACTTGTCCGACTTATCGTGGTCACCGTCGTTGTCAACGTCTTTGTCTTCTTGACCTACGGGGTCTAATCCTTCCTTCATAGCCATCTTAGTTGCGGTTGCGTACATTACATCTTTAGCTCTTTTACCATAACGTTCCTCAAAGCCCTTCTTGGACTTCTTCATACCCTTCACATATTCTTCTCTCTTCTTCATTTCGCCCTTAGTCATCTTCTTCTCATCAAGTGATGAGATTACTTGTTCTTCCATCTCTTCTTCCTTTTCTCCTCTCTCTTCTCTCTTCTTCTTGGACTTAGCAAGAAGTCTCTCTCTGGCTTCATCAGCGTCCTTCTTAGGAACGCGATAGCCATCACGATCAGTCTTCAGTTTCTCATCAGGTTTATCATAACCTTCACCAAGAAGTTTCTTCTTAGCAAGAACCTTTACAGGAGCAGGAGCGGGAGAACCACCAAGTAAAGCCATATAAACTTTCTTGATTTCTTCCTTGTTCGCACCAGGTTTTACTTTCCCTTTAGCTTTGTACTTAATGTCAGAAGCTAATTGAGAAGCCTGTTTTGCAATGTCAGTATCACCAGCGGCGTGACCTTTTCTTACTCCCTCGTGAATTGAGAGGTAAGCATCCATAATCGACTTATCAAGTTTAGATGGGTTCTCAGATGGGAACATTTCTCTTGGCACGTTTTTCTCTAGATTTATTTATAAAATTCAGGATGACTGGGTTATGACTTAAACGCTGTGTATACTGACGGAGTGCATCAGTTCCAACCTCTCTCTGGTCAGCAGGAACACCAGACTGGTTAGTGAACACTTCTGTAATGTCACGAATCCAAGACTTGAACATAATGTTATCTTCGGTCACTGCAATGATGTAATTTGCACCAGTGCGAATGATTTTACCTACCAAACCCGTGTTATCATTCTCAACCAAATCACCAACTTGAAAGAGTTTACCGTTGATGTAATTTTCTCTGAGAGTCTTCCAGTGAAATTTGGGGGCGAACTGCCACGCCTCCTTCTGGATTTCTTTCTCTTTCTTATCCTCAATACCCATACTCTTTCTCAGAGTGGTATAGAGTTTCTCAGTTCCTTCATCTCCCAGTGGTTTGGGTACACCCTTTCTGAAAGTATCAAAGTCTCCTTTGACAGCAGCCGCACGAAGTTTAGATGCAGACATACCTTCTACACCCTCAGACTCTGCATCTCTTTCACCAGCAGAGATTACGCGGATACGATCAAAGTCATACAGATCACCATTGTACTTGTTAGCGAGATTCTCAAACTCTTTCAGTCTGTCTGCACCAACAACAATATTGACACTCTTTGCACCACGACCATATGCACCCTTGAGAACATCAAAGATTGTCTTTGCACCAGGGTCATCAACAATACGTTCCGCGTGTTTGGGGAACATTGATTGCATATAAGAAATCTTAGTCTTGGGATCTAATGGATTCTTCTTAGGATCATTAGAACGTGATGGGTAAATTGCATACTCACCTTTACCAGCCACATCACGGACACGGTTCAGAAGTTTTTCGTGACCAACTGTGGGTGGATTGAATCTACCAAATGCAACGGTGATATCTGCAGGATCACCTTCTCTCTTACGAATCTCTTCTCTCTCAGCCTTCTCCTGTTCCGCAGCAGCTTGTTGCTGTTGCACTTCCATATCAGCCCTCTCACCAGGAGTTGGAGGACGTTGTTTTCCAAAGAACTTCAGTTTACCATTGACAGTCTTTGCTACAAGACTCCCTTGACGATCATACCAATCGCCGTGACCATCTCCTTTCAAACCCATCTTCTTGGCTTGATCAGAAGCCTGGGTCACCACCTCTGCAATGAACTGACTAAAACTCTTCATTACTTTTTAATATTACAGATCTGTTCGTATATGTAGATATTTATTCTGTTAGATAATTTACTTTGCGTAGGCACCACTACCAGCCTCCACATAGAACTTAAGTTCTTTAATATTGAATTCACCATTGACCTCACTAGATCTGTTCTTGAATCTGAGTTGGAACAGTTCCTTGTTTCCAGGATTCAGTTTAAACTTGATGTTGTCTCCAGTCATCACAGTCTCAACAGATTGTGTATTCTTTTCCAGTTCATTGATGTGATCGATGGTAATTTCCTTTACCTTTGTTTTATCAACATCAACAACATCAGCAAGGTCAGAACCAAAGGTCACGTCCCTAAACAATTGGAATGCAGCTTGTTTGAGTTGAGGAGTAGAACCAAGAGAATTTAATCCCTTCTTAATGTCACTGTACAGTTCTCTGATGGTTTGAACTTTCAGTTTTTTCTCTTGTGAGGTTCTTGCAGTGGCGAGAGTCTCACCCAGAATTTTTCTGTATCGGTCTTCATTGGGTAATCTGATACCGAACCTCCGAAGTATGTCCATCATACCATTGTAGGGGCTCAGGTTGGCAAGTGTCTTACTTCCAGATTTCATTGAGAAATTTAATTTCTCAGCCAAGTAACTCTTACCATTGATTACAACATCAACATCCAAGTCACCCTTGATCTCACCACCACTGGATTCTCCTGCAATTCCATCAGCGGTAATTGTGATATCAACATTATCACTCTGATTGTTTTTCAGATAAGCATCTTTGATGCGTTTAATCTTGTTTCTATATTTCGTATTAGTGTAAGAAATTAATGTATCAATCTTTCTACCAATGTTACCGACATCTGACGACTTCTCTAGTAACACTTCAAAGTTTGGCCCAAATGCATCTCTTGTAGATTGATACTTCAGTCTGACGATTAGATTGACTTGAATATTATCCTCAGGCATTCCATCACTGAACTTCCTTACGACAGTCTGGAATCTACCAGTCTGAAACATCTTTGGTTCAATCTTGGATCTGATTGAATTCAGTTTACCCTTATCGATTTTATCATAGGCAAAAAGTTGTGCGAGAGCGATTGCAAACACGCCCTCCATCACATCTCCTTCGTTTAACTTTGCCATTAGATAAAAAAATACCCCTCCTAATATTTAGAAGGGGTCAATTATCACTCCACCACTTGACTGATTGCATCATCCAAGTCAGTGATGACTTCACGAACATTAAAGATTCGATTAGGAACACTCTGGACTTCGTAGGTATAACCCTTCTGGGCTTCAAACAAAATCCGACGAACTTCTGCAGCAGAATGAACGTCCATTTCCAAAGTTACTTTTTTACTCACAGGTCTCCCTCCTTACGATTTTCAGAACGCTCGATACTGAATGCACCTTCAGGATAACGAGCAGATAGTTTTTCAAAATTCATCTGAATAACTTCTTCAATAGAAATATCCAGACCCATACAAGCTTGAGATACGTACCACATAATATCACCCAGTTCACGTTTCAAGTGAAACAGATTCTCTTCATTGACGGGTTTGCCTTGAAAGACAATCTTCTTCACGATCTCAGTGAACTCACCAGCTTCTGCAGACATACCTACAGCAGCAGTAAGCAGTCGCTCGGTAGGAAATCCTTGTTCCTCAAGATCTCCCAAACGGGCAGTAAAGTCTGAAAAACTCTTGCTCGGTTGGGAAGTGGTAGTATCGACGAATTCGACATATTTGTTAAGATCGATAGACATCAGAATTTAAATCCTTCGAATTTACTGGTTGATTTTCTTTCTTCATTATTATAGTCATCATCTTGACCGTTGTCAAGGATGTCGTGTTGTGCAGACTGTTCACAATCATAGAGTCGCATCTTGGCTCGATCGATACCAACTACAAATCTCTTATTCATATTGAGATCGTTATATCGGTTCTTCAACTGTTTCACCATAATCTGTCCCAGGGATTCAAGTTCTTCAGTGCTAATAAGGGCAAACATAAGATCAGCAGTAGCAGGGAGACCAAAGGATTCAGAAGTGTCAGTAAGCTCAACATCAGAGCTGCCATAACCAGAACGAGTGGTCTGCGTGGCAGATACGATAGGGACGTTTGTTTCAACAGCCAACCCTCTAAGTTCCTCAGCAATCGCTTTAATATACGAATATGAATTGACAGTGCCGTTTGAGCGATACCGAGAGGAAGCACATATATTAAGGTAATCAACGAAAATAATATCAGGCTTAAATGACTTTTTAAGTGCAAGTTCGTTAATAAGGGCACGGAAGTGTCCACTATGAGCACTCGCAGTAGGGTACTCTTTAATTATAAGAGTTCCTTGAGTCTTCTTAGCAAGATTGGTTACCTTAGTCTCAAACATCTGTTTGGGAAGGTCAACGATTTCTTGAATGTTGACGTTCAATAAGTTTGCATCAATTCGTTCAGCAATTCTCTCCTCCGCCATTTCAAGAGTGATGTAGAGAACGTTGCGGCCTTGCAGTAGGACGGAACTAGCCAGGTGGCACATAAAGAGACTCTTTCCGACACCCGTACCAGCCAGAGCGATGTTGAGAGTCTTATTAGGAAGACCACCTTTTGTAATTTTGTTGAAGTAGTCAAGGTCGAATTCAATCTTGTCTTCCTTCCTGTGATAGAGTTCATAACGTTTTTCATAATCTTCTAAGTAGTCGTGACCTACATTCTTATTGAATGAGACGGACAGGGCCTTGGACAAGATGTCAGGAATTGCATCCCTAGTTTTTTTCCCATCCTCATCATTTGCAATCTGAATGGACTCCATCAGAGCCAAATAGATCGCACGATCCCTACACCACTTCTCAGTGGTATCCACAATCCAGTCAAAGTCACAATCAACCTCATCAAGAGAGTTGATAATCTTGTTGATGTTTACAACTTCTTCTTGAGTGACATCACTTCTTTTCTCAACCTCAATGGAAAGAATCTCCTTGGTCACAAGACTATTATAGTCGGCTACATACCGCGCAATCTGTTCATAGATTACACGTTCTTCACGATTGTTGAAGTATGCAGGTTCAATGAAGGGGAGTACCTTTCTTAGATACTCTTCCTTGAACACCAAGTTGCGAAGGATAATATTCTCGATTCGATCCATTTTCAACGATTCTCAATTTAAAGTTTTCAATCACAAGGAGATACTTCTTAGCATCTTCGAAGGTTAGGTTTTTGTGTTGTGACAATATTATCCACTTACCTTCCCTCTTATTATAACACTCAAGTCTATAAGAGGTGGAAGTAGGTTGTGAGAATATACTTCTCACCTTTTGTAACAGGAAGTCCAGCATGGGGATAAAGCCATAAAGGTGGAAATACTAGGACACTTCCTCTTTTGGGTTTGATAGTTTGGTTCGGAATGTAGAACTGCGTCTCCCCTCCTTCAAAATCATCATTCAAATAAACAAGAAATGCGACCCACCTCTTTGCAGAAGCGTAGTCGGCAACATCAATATGTTTA